GGCAAAGCAAGGAACACATCGCCAACGCCTTAGCATTAATTGCGGGCATTTCCTTAAAAAACACCCGGTAGGTTAACACTTACCTCCACAGGAGAAATCCATGGCTACTGCCACAAATCTCACCGTCAAGAAATATGACGGCACGACCGATGTTACCTACACCTTGATCTCTGGTGCACCTGGGGACAAACTTCCTGCAATCTGGCGTAATGAAGCTTTTGACGCTATCGCAGGGAATCGTCCCGTTTTTACGGTGCTTTCCAAGAAGATTCAAAACGGCGGCAACAAACGGCTCGTTGAGGCAAAACTACAAATGCCGGAGTTGTACACCGACACCACCACTGGCGTCACATCCGTTCGTCTGAAGGACGTGATCAGCCTGCCGTTTACGTTGGATTTGTCCGGAAAAGATGTCACGCACCAAGAGTGCGTTGCTCAATTCCTGAACCTGATGAATAGCCCCGCTATGCGAGTGGTGCTGGTCTCAGGCTTCGCCCCAGTCTAACAAGCTAAAAGGGGCATCCAATGAAAGCTTCGTCAGAAATGCAAGCTTTGGCTAGCACAGTTCTGCTGGCTCTCGGGTCCGACTATGATGCATACGCATATAATGTTTCAGCGCATGCAGATTGGTGGAACTACCTCCCAAAAGGGAGTGTAGACCCATGTTCGTTTGAGGATAGCGAATCGTACTTCAAATTCGCCGTGGCTACCGGGTTGTTCAAGAAATATATGGACTTCCCTACATGTGGCCCCGAACGCCGCGAGGCGGAGGCTCAGCGAAGATGGCTCCAGGCTGAAAAGCAATGCTATAACACCAATACCTTTTTCAATAATCTCCTCTCGGACTATGACGCCTTTCTGGGCCTTGATCCGATGATTCAGCGATTTCTCTCTGAATTACAAAAAGAGGTGAAAACTGTGTTAGGTAAAGTTCCGAATCAGGTTAATCCCCGGTTTGGACCCGGTGTTACATGTGAGACCCGTGGTGCAATCGCGTGTACAGTTCCGAGTAAAATCGGATCAATACCTAGCATGACCAGTTCTGCGTGGCCTTTCCTACGATCGTGGGCGGACACCCTTTGGGGTAGACGCCACCGATTACGGTTGGGCTCGTGCTGGGACTGGGTTGATCAGTCACATGAAACATATGGCGACCCGCTTGTAGTACGCGGTAACCGCTATACCACTGTTCCTAAGAATAGTGAGACTGATCGCTCTATCGCCGTTGAACCGTCACTCAACCTTTTTTTACCAGTTGGGTTACG